AGGAAAAATTAAAAGGAATATATGAAATATATAAAACTTTTGCAAGAAGGAATCAACAAATTCCTAACTCCTGCTGCGCAGGACAGAGCTTCCACTAGTTTCGCTCGACTAATTGCCGGTGCTTTACCGACCCCAAGAACTCCGTTATTTAAAGGCCTAACTGAAGAGCAGGTTTTCAGCATGTGGAACGATTTCTTGAATATTAGAAAAGCTTCTGATATCATTCTGGTAGACTTGATTGAATACGATCAATCTAAGATGAAGAAGGTTGGACCCCAAGGTGGATTACGCCCCTTCAAAGAACGTGAAAGCGATTTCCAGGCATATTATAGTACGCCAATGGATCGACCAGAATCAATGATTACTTCTGAGGCCATTGAAGAATGCAAACGTATCGCATTCGGAGGGATGAAAAATAAAAGACCTCAATCTTATCAGACAGTTATAAACCAGGACAAGTACGATAACAAGCTCATCACTAACTCTGGCTGTACTGAATTTAGCAAACGAAACATACAAGAAGTGATCGATATTGCTATACAAGATGCGTTTTCAGGCAAATGGAAAGAGCTACCTATGATATTGTTCTCAAGATCTCAACGATTAGCGGAACGATTTGTTTTCGGGGCCCCATTTTCGCTTAACCTAGTTGAAAAGAGCTTTATCTACCCTATGATGGACCAGATCCGTAAAACAGGTCATCCATTCTTCAGTGCATGGGAGGGTTTTGAGCAAGTGGAGATTGGACTCCGCGATCAAAATTTCTTCGATGAGGGTCACACTTATATTCAACAGGACTTCACCAAGATGGACAAGCATGTTAACACTTTGCAAATGAAAATTGTGGAACTAATTACTCTAGAATTTTGGCAAACTCAATATCAATCTGAATACGCTTTTGTTCTAAGTCACGTCCTCAATATTGGGGTTCTAATTAATTTAGACACACTGGTCACTGGCACTCATGGTATGCCATCCGGTTCTGGACTGACTAACTTCGCTGAATCACTTATCAATTTATATATTATGACAATGTACTCTCTCAACGGAATTGATGTCGTTGCTGTGCAGGGGCTTGGCGATGATGGCATAATATCGATAAAACGAAACGGCAAAACAGATAAAGAAATTCTTAACGTAATGCAAAAAGATACACTCGAAGTTGGCCAAGTAATAAATCCTATCAAACAAGGGATATCTGAGCACACGACAGTTTACCTTCAACGCTTTTTCGACGACAGACTTCCCAGAGTTGACGGAAAAGTATTAGGTATGTACCCCAGTATACTTGCTTTAAATACTGCGATGAACCCCGAACGCTATCACGACGCGTCAAAATGGAGTAAAGAGATGGAAATACTTCGATGGATAATGGTTCTAGAAAATTGCAAAAACCTGCCATATTTTCATGAACTTATTCAATTCTTTATGAAGGGAGATAAATACCGACTTGGGTTAGATCTTCCAGAGTTCTTTATATCGTTACCAATCTTGTATAAAGACTCACAGGACATTAAAGGATTCATTCCTACTTACAATCAAGAAAGCATAAACAAAGGTATTTATGATTTCGAGACTGTTAAGTATTTGATGGATCAGGCTCGCAAGGCCTAAGTTCCGT